TACCCTCATGGCGATGCGCCGGGGTGTCGGCAGTTTCTCCGGGCAGTACAGCGCAATGGCGAAGGCTATCGGCTTCAATGCTGACGAGGCGGCCAGAAGCTCCAACAAATTCATGCCCTCCCTTCGCGAGTTCGGCGCGATGGCAGGCATGGCCCGTGACAAAATCGGCTCTAATCTTGCTGGTGGCCTGGCGGGTTCGCTGGACCCGCTGCGCCGCCACATCCTGGATAACTTCCCGCGCATCGAGCAAACCCTGACGAAAGCCATAAAAGGCATTCTGGCGCTCGGGGACATTATCGGGCGGCTGTTCTTCAGACTTATTGAGGGGACATCCAGCCTTATCACCTGGTGGCAATCGCTGGATAAGCAAACGCGGGAGCTCATCTCGCTGTTTGGCGCGCTGACGATTGCGCTGCGCATTCTGAACAGTACGTTCTGGATGTCGCCGATTGGCCTCATTACCGCGCTGGCGGCGGGGATTGCCCTCCTGTGGGAAGACTATCAGACCTGGAAGGAAGGCGGGGATAGCCTGATTGACTGGGGCAAGTGGAAGCCGGAAGTCGACGCTGCGCTGACGATGGTTCGTGACCTTAAAACGACCGTTAACGACCTGGCGAAAGCGCTGGCGAAGCTGCTCAATATTGACCCCAAATCATGGTCCCTGAAGTGGGATTTCAGCAACTTCATCGACCAGATGGGCGAGTTCAGCAAAATGCTGAATATGATCGCCGACCTGCTCAACGCCATTAAAGATGGCCGCTGGGCTGATGCCGCCAGCATCGGCAAACAGATGCTCAATCAGGGCAGCGAAAATCCGTCAGCGATGCCAATGGTAACTGACAGCGCCAACGGTACCGCCGACTGGATTAAAGAGCACTGGGGATTCGATCCTCGCAGCGTGGGCCGAACGGTGCGCGGCTGGTTTGGTGATGATGAACCTGAACAGCTCGGCCAGTCAGTCAAGCGGCCACAGCCAACCAAAGCAGGCTCTGAACTGCTGGGATGGATGCAGCCGATGCTTACCAACCTGGAACAGCTCTACCGGCTTCCGGAAGGTTTGCTGCGCAGTGTGGCCATCACGGAATCGGGCGGTAATCAGTTCGCCGTTTCAGGCGCTGGCGCTAAAGGTCTGTTTCAGTTTATGGACGGCACGGCGCGCGACATGGGGCTGCGCGGGAATGATGTTTTCGACCCGGAGAAGGCCGCGCAGGCAGCCGCTAAGTATCTCTCACAGCTGCTGCAGGCGAACGGCGGTGACCTGAGCAAGGCGCTGGCCTCTTATAACTGGGGGATCGGGAACGTGCAGAAGCACGGGATGGCCCTTATGCCTCAGGAAACCCGCAACTACATTCCGAAGGTGTTAAGCAACATGCCCGCGCCCGGGGCTCAGGTACAGCAACAGAACACCTATCACATCTACGGTGGTGGTGACCCGCGTTCTGTCGGTACCGAGGTCGAGCGTCGGCAGCAGTCGGCAAACGCCCAGGTCATGCGCGGTAATCAAACGAAGGTGGGCTAATGGATATTCTCTCTACGCTCTTTCAGCAGCAGAGCCGGAAAATAGGGATGATTGTCCCCAGTGTGGTTGTTTCTGAGAAGCATACCGACACGCTGGAGATAACAGAGCACCCTGTCGAGGTCGGGGCCGCCATCGCCGACCATGCCTACAAAAAACCGTCTGAAGTGGTGATGGAGGTCGGTTTCGCTGGTGGCGGATCGTTGCTGGATTTTGCCAGTAACCTGACGGCTACCAGCCTGCTCGGTCTGAGCCCCCAGCAGACATATCAGGAGATACTCGACCTGCAGGCGAGCCGTATCCCTTTCGATGTGGTAACCGGCAAACGGCTGTACAGCAACATGCTAATCCGCGCGCTGGAAGTGACGACAGACAAGACAACCGAAAACGTCCTGTCTGCCGTCCTCACCCTGAGGGAGGTTCTTATCTCGCAGACGCAGCAGATCACCGTCGCGGATAAAACAAACATGAAGGACGGGGCCAGCACGTCGGCGGTACTGAATACCGGCAACAAAACCACAAAGCCGCCAAATACCTCGCTGCTGAAAAGCATCACGGGTAACGCGGCGTCATTACTGGGGCTCGGCTAATGGCAATTCAGGAAATCCCGCTGACAGCGGATAACCAGCAATTCAGCATCATCCTGGCGGGGACCACTTGGCGGATTAGCATCACCTGGCGCGATCTGTACTGGATTATGGACCTGAAGAACGACAGAGGGGAGCCGGTAATCTCCGGTATTCCTCTCGTCACGGGCGCTGACCTGCTGGCGCAGTACGCCTATATGGGGCTCGGCTTTAAGCTGGTGGTGGTCTGTGACGACAGCACACAGGATTATCCGACGAAAACCGACCTGGGCGGCCGCAGTCATTTACTGGTATCAACGGAGTAAGTATGTCACAGAACTGGATGAGACATTTCGAGCTGCAGCTCGTGGACGAGAACGGGCAGGGTATTGAGCTCAGCGATTTTAAAGTGACCTTTACGATCGACTGGTTCAACATCAGCAGCGCGTCGCGGGTGGGAACATTCAAAATCTACAACCTCTCGGCGGATACGGTGAACCGCATCACCGGGCAGGAGTTTTCGAAAGTGCGGCTGATTGCCGGTTACGATGGTATCGCACCGGAGGTATCGGCCAGCGACGTCGGGACCGTGCGGGAAGTCGACGCGGCGGACGTGGGCCAGAGTGACGGCCGCAACTACGGGCTTATTTTCAGCGGCGAAATTCGCTACTCGGTCACAGGAAAAGACAGCCCCATTGATTCCTACGTCCTGATTCAGGCAGCCGATACGGATCTGGCTTTTGCCACCAGCATAACCTCGCAGACGCTGGCAGCCGGTTACACGGTCGCAGACGTGAACCGCGCGCTGATGAAAGACTTCGAGGCCAAAGGCGCGACCGAAGGCCTGACGCCTGAAATGCCTGCTACTGTGTTCCCACGGGGCCGGGTGCTGTTCGGCATGACACGGCATCTTATGGATAACGTGGCCGGACAATGTGGCGCAACATGGCAGTTCGTTGACGGGCAGCGCCAGATGGTGGCGAATAACGAGTATGTTCATGACGCGATTGTGCTCAACAGCGCAACCGGGCTGATCGGCATGCCGCAGCAGACCATCGGCAACGGCGTAAACGTCCGCGCGCTGATTAACCCGAACATCCGGGTTAACGGGCTCATTCAGCTGGATCAGGCTTCCGTGTATCGCACCGCGCTGTCGAACAATGATATCGCGATGGCTGGTGGGCAGATCACCGACCAGAACACGGACGGAAATATCACGCTCAGCGGCACCACGGCGCAGCCTGCCAGCATCGCAACGGATGGCGTTTATATTGTGCGCGGGATTATGTACACTGGCGACACAAGGGGCCAGGCGTGGTACATGGATATGATGTGCGAAGCGCGTGGCGCGGCGGATTTACTCTCGTCCTCAGCGCAGCAAAGGATATATTCATGAAGCGTATGAAGTTATTTCTGACAATTTCGTTACTGTTCTCCTGCTCTGCGGCTTTCGCTGATTTACAATGCGGCGGATACCGACTTCATGCAGCTGATAACGGCTGGACGAAAATCAACGGCGAGCAAGTTACATCTCAAAAAATCAAGTTTCTCGGTAAGAAAGACGATTGGGATAACGTTAAAACGGATATGGGGCTGATGCCTGCACGTGACGGTAATAATTACGGTTTCGAATTTGTGAAGCGTGAGGGGAAATCGTTCCTCAATGTCCAATTGCTTCAAAATAGCATGAATGCTCCCAAGATAATTGGCTCCTACCCATGTTCACAAATCAAGGGTGAGTGACCAATTATGAAAAAAGTTATTGTCGCTCTATTTTTGTGCTCTGTTCCTTTTGCTGCTATTTCAGCTGTTAAAAACATAACGTTTAGTGATAGCGAAAAAGTCATGCTTAAGAATCTTTTTAAATATGACCTTCAACAATTCATCCATTCTGACGCCCATATGTTTTCTTATGAAACGGTGATTGTTTCCGCTGAAAAGATTGCAGAGGATTATGATGCAAATGAAGCGAGGGGTGACAGAGACTATAAGGGTAAACCCATTGTCGTTTCTGGAACTGTCGAAAAAATTAGATCCACCATGGGCGATGTTCCAGCAGTAGAGCTAAAAACTAATGTGGGGATTAAGGGCGTTTCTTTATACTTCACTAAAGAAAACGAGAAGCTTGCGATTGATTTGAATAAGGGCGATAAAGTCAGTTACGCCTGTATAGGTGATGGCTCAGTATTAGGTGACCCTGTTCTTCGTGGTTGTCTGCCAACAGATGAATATGTAAATACCGCATCTGACGTTATGTATAAAGATTCAATGGCGATGCTGAAGGATATTAAAGACCCTAAATCAGACGCTAACACTTTTCTTTTATTTACTAAAATGATTACAAGATTAACTGATGATTATAAATTGTGCGCAGCCACTGATGCGAAATGTATCGTTAATATAATTGATACAACACCTATGGAAAAACGAAAGGCTATGGCTAGGGAAATGTCCAAAGAACTTGGTGTCAATGTCAGCGTAAAATAGCCGTCATACCTTCGACCTCATAACCCGCCACCCGGCGGGTTTTTTGCTTTCTGGAGCCTACAAAATGGCAGTATCTGACCAGACCCGCAGCGGCGACCTTGCCGAAACATTCAAATCCGAGCGGGAAACCACAAAGAACCAGATCCGCGTCGCTTTGCCTGGCATCGTTCAGTCATTCGACCCTGACGCGGTGACGGCGGTTGTGCAGCCTGCTATCCGTTCGGTTGAAACGGATAACGACGGGAACCGGATTACCAAAAATTACCCGCTGCTGGTGGATGTGCCGGTGGTATTTCCGCGCGGCGGGGGATGCACGCTAACGTTCCCGGTTAAAGCCGGTGATGAATGCCTGGTGATTTTCGCCGATCGCTGCATCGATTTCTGGTGTCAGAACGGCGGGGTACAGGAGCCTGTCGACGACCGGGTGCATGATTTATCGGATGCGTTCTGTATCGTTGGGCCGCAGTCTCAGGCGCAGAAAATAAGCGGAATAAGCACGGGGGCCGCTCAGTTGCGCAGCGACGACGGAAGCACGTTCTTTGAGCTCAACCCCACTACGCAGAAAATTAAAATCGTAGCGCCTGGCGGTCTGGATGTCGTTACCCCGCAGGCCGACTTCTCGGCGAAAGTTACCATTCACGGGCTCCTGTCCTGGCTGGGTGGAATGGTGGGTTCTGTTGCTTCTGGCGTTGCATCCAAAATCACCGGCGCTGTCGAGTTTATCGGTACCGTTAAAGCTAACGGCAAGGCAATTGATGATACGCATACGCACGGCGGGGTTCAGCGAGGCGGAAGCAACACAGACGGGGTGAACTGATGCGATACAGACGCGAAGACGCCGACGGTGATTACACCTTTGGCAGTGGCGAGGATACCTGGCTGATTAACTCACCAGAGGCCGTGGCGCAGGCCGTGAAAACGCGATTCGAATTATGGTATGGGCAATGGTTTCTCGACACCACCGAAGGGACACCGTGGATTCAGTCCGTACTCGGTAAGCAGAAGCCGGAAACCTACAACCTGGCGATCCGTAAGCGCATCCTCGAAACGCGGGGCGTTAAATCCATCCTCTCTTTCAATACGACAGTGAACACGACGACGCGCCGCGTCCAGTTCTTCGCTGAAATCGACACTATCTACGGAACAACGACAGTAACCAGCGAGGCATAAATGGCCCTCAATTTGGACACACTCGGCTTATCGGCAACGGTAACCGCTGAGGGGATCAGTGCGCCTGATTACCAGACGATACTCGATACCCTGACGAGCTATTTCCAGCAGATTTATGGCAGTGACGCTTATCTGGATCCGGACAGCAAAGACGGCCAGATGGTGGCGCTGGTGGCGCTGGCAATTCACGATGCCAATAACACGGCCATCTCCGTTTATAACTGCTTCTCTCCTGCTACGGGTTACGGCGCCGCGCTGACCAGTAACGTAAAAATTAACGGTATCGCGCGCCGGGGGGCGACAAACTCCACCGTGGATCTGGTTCTGACCGGTACTGCCGGGACATCCATCACAAACGGTACCGTGAAAGACACGAATAACGTGATCTGGCGGCTTCCTGCGTCGGTGACAATCGGTGTCGGCGGTACCGTGACGGTAACTGCAACCTGTTCAAACAGCGGAGCGGTTGCGGCGCTGGCCGGGACAATTACCACTATCAACACGCCGACCCGTGGCTGGGCATCAGTAACCAACCCGGCTGCGGCCACCGTAGGCGCACCGGCTGCAACCGACGCAGAGCTGCGCCTCAGGCAGGGGCAAAGCGTAGCGCTACCATCCCTCACACCGTTTGAAGGTGTCGACGGTGCGATCGCCAACGTTGCAGGCGTGACGCGTCACAAGCTCTACGAGAATGATACTGGTGCTACCGACAGCAACGGGCTGCCGCCACACTCTATCTCGGCCATCGTGGACGGCGGGGACGTGACCGACATTGCCCAGACTATCCGGGGTAATAAAGCGCAGGGAACGGCGACCTACGGGACGACCTCTGTCACGGTACCGGACACCTACGGCAATCCACATGTGATCAGCTTCTCGCGGTCTACTGATGTCCCGATTTACGGGCATATCACCCTGAAGGCATTCACCGGCTACACGTCGCAAATTGGCGTACAGATTCAGCAGGCCGTCGCGGATTACATCAACGGGCTGACCATCGGCGACGATGTGCTGCTGAGCAGGGTTTATTCTCCGGCGATCCTCGGCGGAGTGAGTGGTGGCAATGCGCGCTACTACGACATACAGGAACTCCTGATTGGCAAATCAGCCGGTAGCGTCGCGGCGGCAACCATCATCATCGCCTACAACGAATCCGCGTCGTGTAAACCCGAAAACATTGTTCTAACGGTGACGTCATGAGCAAGTACACGGACTTAATCACCAACTATCACGCCACGAAGCCGAAATTTTTTGATCACGTCGACCTGAGCACGCGGCCACTGATTGATATCACCGGCGCCACCCGGGGGCTGGTAAGCGCTTTCGATATTGATACCGCTGTCGGTGTCCAGCTCGATACGCTCGGCCTCTGGATTGGTCGCAGCCGCATTGTAAGCCAGCCAATAAGCGGAGTTTATTTCAGCTGGGACACTGACGGGCTCGGATATGACCAGGGCGTATGGCAAGGCCCGTATGACCCCGATTCAGGCTACACAACACTGAGCGATGCAACATACCGCATCGTACTTAAGGCGAAAATCGCTATCAACAACTGGGACGGCCGTAATGATTCTTTGCCTCCCATCCTTGACGCCGCAACTGCAGGTTCCGGCCTGAAGATGCAAATCGTCGACAACCAGGACATGACGATCTCGGTCTGGGTTTTTCCCGAGACTGATATTTCAGATGTGTCTCTCGAACTGATCGCCGCTATTAAGCAGGGCTATCTCACCGTTAAAGCCGCTGGCGTATGGGCCGGTGATGTTGAAACTCCTTCGGTAGAAACACCTTCCGAGGGTTCTAAATTCTTTGGGTTTGATATGGATAACGAATACATCGGTGGGTTCGATGTTGGAGCATGGGGGACTTTACTCTAATGGCAATAAATAACTTTAAAGCGTTCGCGCTTGATCCGAACGCTAACGTCACCTCACAAGCTGACTGGGAAGCACTTCCGGCTCTGCTTTCAGGTTTTACGACAGGCAAAGCATCCAGCGCACAGGTCAACAAAGCAATTCGCCAGGCGACCACGATCGCTGCGCTGGTGGGCCAGTTTATTGCGAACTCTGGCGCGGATGCTCTGGACAATGCTGACGTTAACGGTCTGGTGACAAAATTCACGAATGCGCTTATCGCAAACCTCGGTTTAGGGGAAGGTTCTGTATTGCCTGTCGGTGTACCTGTTCCATGGCCGATAGCAACACCACCGACAGGGTGGCTAAAATGCAACGGAGCATCGTTTACGTCCTCCCAGTACCCTAAGCTGGCTCAGGCATATCCTGCGCTCAGCCTGCCTGATTTGCGCGGGGAGTTTATCCGTGGCTGGGATGATGGGCGCGGGGTAGATATTGGGCGGATTTTACTGAGCGCCCAAGGAGACGCCATTAGAAATATTACCGGTTCGATAACTGATATTAGATTTAATGTTTCTGCCGCAACGGCAGGTGCATTCACGAATACAATTAATGGTCCGGCCTCAGAAGATGCCGCCGGTGGTGGATCAGCGAGAAACGTTGCCTTTGATGCTTCGCGGGTTGTTCCTACTGCTTCTGAAAACCGTCCGCGTAATATCGCATTTAATTACATCGTGAGGGCCGCATAATGGCAAAAGCAGAGTTGGACAAAAACCTTATTGCCATAGTGGCAGGTGATATCACCGTATTTAATTATGATGGCAAGACGCGCGAATATCTTTCTTCCTCGGTTGAGTTTTTACCCGTTGGTGTTGGTATTCCCGCCAATTCTTGCGTTGATGCTCCAGGAGAAATCAAAGAAGGTTTTACTGTTTGCAGAACAGAGGATGGCAAAGCCTGGAAGGTCGTTGTCGACCATCGCGGCGAGACAGTACACAGCACAATGACAGGTGAGAAAGTTATCATCACCATGCCGGGGGAGTATCCGAAAGATACCACCACGCTGGCACCGGCCACACCATA